AAACGCTAGGGGTCACTGTATCCCTAGCAGACAACCAAGACAGCGAAACTGTAACAGCAGCTTTTCGAGAGGGGAAAGATATGTCTAAACATAACATCCGCAAAATGTTCAAGTATGCACTAGCTAACTTGTCAGAACAAGAGATAGACAAAGCAAAGCACTGGTATCACGATGCCAACCTAGAGGCGAGGCAGATAGCAGAAAGACTAGACATGCCTGTTTATATTGTAGTGGGTGTTATGGCTAGCCTTAGTCCGAACAACAAGTGGGAAAGAAACTTAGTTAATGCTTATGAGCTATGCAAGGCTTTCCAAGACGGGCAAGGTATGGACAGTGTGAAGGTGAGTACCTATCACAAGATGAAAGAGAAAGCATGGGCTATATTAACAGAGTTTCCGGACTATGAGACAGTGATAGTGCGACTGTCTGGAAAGAAGATTATTAGTTTCTTTAGAAACATAATGGGTGAGGATGATATAACGATAGACGGTCATGCCAGAAATATATATTATAATGAGCGTGTCGGATTGACACATGCAAAGACAAGCATAAGTGCAAAAGAATATGCCAAGTTGCAGAAAGAATATTTGACAGTGGCAAGGGAAGCTGATTTACTAGGCAGACAGATGCAAGCCATCACATGGGTTGCTTGGAAAAAGAAGCACAACATATAATACAACAAACTAGAAGAGGTATAAAACAATGAAAACTTACACACTTAAACTATCCAACAAGACACTAGCAACATACGGTATTCGTCCACGTGTAAAGCTAAACAGGTACGGGTTCAGCAAGGGTTCTACATTTTTAGGACTACACGTAGGAAAGACAAGCCACTATCTATCTGTCCCAATGATGGTAAAGCGCAAGTTTGGCGGGCAACAAGATATCGTTACAACTGATTGACTGTAATAGGGTGCTAGTGTATTCTTTCCCGAAGTACTAGCACCCATCACAAGAGAGGATTAAGAATATGTTAGCGCATGATATTAGAGTAACACCAGTTAAGAAATACGTAGCACTATTTGTAAGAAGTGATAGCGCATATAAAACTACAACAGCTTGGGATGCATACGATGCAGACCGTAATGCATTAGGATATTCAGACAGTCTGCCAGTGGTATGCCATCCACCATGTAGAGCATGGGGCAAGCTATCACACATGGCAAACCCAAGAGAAGGGGAAGCAGACCTAGCCTTCTGGTCTATTGATAAGATAAGACAGAATGGTGGTATACTAGAACACCCAAACGGTTCAAGATTATTTGGTCAGCACCTGCCAGACGTAGGACAGACAGATGAATATGGCGGGTTCACTATCATGGTAGACCAGTATGACTTCGGACACGTAGCACACAAGAAGACTAAGCTTTATATCTGTGGTATAGACAAGGCTGACCTGCCTGTGCTACCACCTAAGGATGAGACGTTACACTATTGTGAGAAGGGTAAGCTACGTTCTATCTGTGGTAATGTTAAGGGGACTACACGTTGCACTCAGTACCAGAGAGAGTATACACCTGACGCACTAATCAAATACTTTGAGACAGTACTAGATATAATCACAAGCAAGAAGGGATAAGACAATGAGTGCAAGCAGAACAGTATTGAACCACCACTTAAACTACATTAACGACAGGGGCAAGACATCCTTTGAGCTTAACTTAAACACTCACTATGGGGGCTGGCAACTGACTAGCAACAACGGGTCACACATAGTACAGCACAGGATACCATACAAGCAGATGTTAGCTTACCTACAGGGCATCAAGAAAGGATTAGAGTTATGGAACTTATAGGACTGGCACTATGTGCTATAGGGTTAGGGTTCTGCCTAGTGTATATCATTGCAGTAGGACTAGACAAACTAGCAGACAGGATAGCTAACGATTTTAAGGATAGATAAGATGCAAGATGATTTGTATGATGACCTAATGGAAGTACTAACAGACTACCTAACACAAGAAGAGGCAAGCTATTGTGCTAGTCGTATGATAGATTTACTATCGGACAATGACAACATGCCACACTATGAAGTGACACTTGAACCAGACTTACAGTTAGTAGTAGACAATGAAGATTACACCAGTTAGTAAGGCAGTGATGCAATCAAGAAGGAGAACTAGTAACATGCCACGCAAGACAGAGGAACAACAGCTACAAGATTCATCCTATCGTATGGGCTACCATGTAGGATACCACACACTACCATATAACAATCCTTACAGTAGTTATGATGAAGCTCAGATGCATATCAAATACAAGACAGGATTTGTAGAGGGTAAGATGATGCATCAGAAGGAGAACAAGGAATGATTAGCAAGGTAACACAGGACATGGTGGCTGCCGGATGGACAGCGGTTACATTTAGGCAAGCATACCGTGAGCTACGCATGAGAATAGAAGACTTGCAATGGAAGGAAGAATATGTTAATCCTAATCTATACACTATGTATGAGTACTACAACGAGCGTATAGCTAACGGTGCTGAGAGTTACATAGCACACTACATATCTAAGGGAGTAAGCAAGTGACAATATCATTTTCAGAAACAGAGAAAGAGATTCTAACCTCTATTATATTTAAGGAAGTATTGAAGAGACAGGCAGACCCTATCTTAGGCAAAAGTCTAGCTTCTTTCTGGTCTGTTGCTTCAGAGTTTAATGCAGCAGTGTTCCGTAATAGGTGGCAGATGATGTACAATCTTAGGTACGACAAGGTATGGGAAGTAGTAGACAGAGATGCTAATGGTGACCCTACTTTTGAACGAGTAAGATGGACAGTTTATGCTTATGAGTATGACTTTCGTAAGGAAGAACCTTTCCGTACAATAGAAGATACAAAGACCCTAGTAGTAGAAGGCTTGCTGGTAAACTGTGATGATAGGGAGCTGAATTATGATAAAGGCGATGGTTTTGATGAGGATGGGTATTAAGCATGGGGTATAAGACATGTGGATACTGTGGGTATGGGGCAGCCGAAGCACTCATAGCAGTAGACAACAAGATAGAATACTTCTGCTCTCACTGTCTAGCTGAATGGACAGAGGATGTACCAGAAGAGTATGAAGTAACAACACCACACAAGCAGTGGATGCTAGAAACATATGGTGATGAATGATTATATCAGTAGTAGTATTAGCAGGGTTGCTTGTGTTAGGGTTAGCATCAGCAGTGACTAATGATGAGAGGTGGATGTATTACCTAGTATTGTTTATGCTAGTTTCAGTAGCAGTCTTACCAGTAGTAACAATACTATAGTATCTTAAGGGGCTTGGGCATGGATGTAACTTTAGAAACAGACGAAAAATTATTTGAACAACAACTTGTCCTTGAAACTGAGATGTTGACGGGCGGTATCCAACGGTTCAGAAAGGCAAGAGACAAGGCAGTAGACAAGAACAATGAGAGTACAACAGCACACGGAAGGATGATTGTAGCACGTGTAGTAGACAAGGTAGCAGAGGGGTTGACTACCTACCTCGACAACCCAACTAACAAGTCACGTGACATTACATTCAAACGTGTAAGGGAGATGGACGCAGAGCAAGTAGCATACCTAGCAGTGGTGACACTGGTTGATAGTCTAAGCAAGCGTAACACTCTGCTGTATGTAGCACGTAGCATTGGCGGTAACATTGAGATACAGGACAGACTAGACAGATGGATACACAGCGAGGGAGACATAGCACGTAACACTATCAAGCAAGCAATGAAGAAAGCCTATGGTGCTAGACGCTACGGCCTAACCAACAAGATGAACAAGGATGGTTACAAGGATACTGAGTGGCTCAAGTCTGAGCGTGTACATGTAGGCTTCAAGATGATAGACATCATCATACAGTGTACGGGTATCATCAAGCTGGACACTCAGCAGCTAGCACGTAAGCGTAGGGCTACCTATGTAGTACCGACAGAGACTACACTTGAATGGATTGCAGCTTTCAATGAGTACGTAGAGGGCACAAGGCCACGCTACCTACCATGCCTCATACCACCCAAGCCTTGGACAGGTGTGTATGGTGGGGGCTACCACGGCAGAGAGATAGATGAACTACCTATAGTGAGGGGCAGATGAATATAAAGAAACACTTAAGCAGACTAAGCAAGCAAGACTTGTCGCAAGAATACTCATGCCTTAACTCGCTACAGAATACACAGTGGCGTATCAATAGCAGTGTGCTATCAGTACTACGTAACCTATGGGACAACGGGCAGGATTGGGGTAAGCTACCAGCTAAGAATGATGTACCTCTACCTACCTACCCATTCAACACTGAGCCTAAGGACATGAACGCAGAAGAGTGGCAACAGTTTAGAGTATGGTCTAACAATCGTAACAAGATACACGCTTACAACAACAAGAGTATGAGCAAGCGCATACAAGTAGAGCGTACACTTCAAGTAGCTGAACAGTTTGCAGGGTATGACAAGCTATACTACGTGTGGCAGAATGACTTCAGGTCACGCAAGTATGCAAGCAGTACATTCCTTACACCTCAGACTGCTGATTGGTCTAAGTCTCTACTAGAATTTGGTAAGCCTATGCCTATTAATAATTGGGATGACGCACGATGGCTGTGCATACACGGTGCTAACCTATGGGGTAACGATAAGGTTACACTGAATGACAGAGAGTCATGGGCTTGGGACTTTGCAGATGAGGCACACAGAATTGTTGACAACCCATACGACAATCAGTTATGGTTGGAAGCAGACAAACCCTATCAGTTCTTGGCATGGTGTCATGAGATGTCAGGGCTAGTCAGACAGGGGTGGGGATTTGAGACACGCCTACCCTGTGCTGCCGATGGTAGTTGCAATGGACTACAACACCTGTCTGCAATCCTCAAGGATGAGCAGGGTGGTAGGGCTACTAACCTTATACCTAGTGACCTACCTCAGGACATCTACACGCAGGTGGCAGAGGCTACAATCGCCAGCGTTAAGGCAGAGGATACAGAGCTAGGACGTATGTGCTTGTCCTTTATTGACAGGGCTTTGACCAAGCGTCCCGTTATGATTGTACCCTACTCAGGCACACGCCATGCATGTAGGTCATACATACACGATGCGTTGCAGGAGAAGATTAAGGAAGGGGCAGACAACCCATTCGGTGATGACTTGTTTGAGGCTAGTAATTATCTAGCTGGTCATGTGTGGTCTGCTATCAGTGATGTGATTGTATCAGCACGTAAGGTGATGGACTACGTTAAGAGTGTAGCTGACCTGTACGCTGAGATGTCACAGCACATGGAATGGATTACACCTACAGGCTGGATTGTACTACAGCAGTACAGCCAGACACAACAGAAGCGTATCAAGACACACATCAATGGTGATGTAGTATCTCTATCGTTTCCACAGGACAAGGAGAACACAGTAAACAGAAAGAGACAGGGGCTAGGTGCCAGCCCTAACTTTATCCACAGCCTAGATGCTGCGGCTATGACCAAGACTATTAACAGTGCAACCAAGGCAGGTATCTATGACTACGCTATGATACATGACAGCTACGGCACACACAGTAGCAGGATGCCACTGATGTCAGACATATTAAGAGAGGAGTTTGTTAAGATGTATGAAGAGCATGATGTGTTAGAAGAACTAAGACAACATGCAGTACTGACACTAGGTACACACGCAGTACCTATCCCACCTAGTAGTGGGCACCTAGACCTACGTAACATATTGAAGTCAGATTATTTCTTTGCCTGATTTCTAAAGTTACATCCATGCCTATCGGCAAAATCAAAAGTTAGCATAGGAGATAATATGCCACAGATTAAAATTCAGAATGTTAAAGTTGAGTGGGCTAAGTTGTTTGAGCCAGACACTAAGTTTGTTAAACCTGATGGTGAGTACTCAATGAACATCATCATGTCAGAAGAAAGAGCCGCTGAAGTATGTGAACAACTCGACCAACTATCTAAGGATAAGTTAGATGAGGTTGTCAAGGCAACACCAGAGAACAAGAGAGCTGCTCTGGCTGAAAGCCTGTCCATTGTATCATCAGCCAAGACATACCGTGACAAGGATGGTAACACCACAGGCGAGATGTTCTTTAAGACTAAGCTTGCGGCAGTACGTACATCCAAGGAAGGTGTGAAGACAAAGCAACGTCCCCTCGTACTGGACTCTAAGAAGAAGCCAATGGATGGTAGCACACTGATTGGTAATGATTCAATCGTGAACATCATCATTGATGTGTACCCATACATGATGCAGTCTACTAAGACAGTAGGTACATCACTACGTATCGAGGCTGTCCAAGTACTCTCACTAGTAGAGGGTCGTAAGTCTGCCGCTTCTCTGTTTGATGAAGAGGATGGCTATGTTGCTGAAGCAGTAGCCAAGGATGATGCACAGGACACACCATCATTTGATGACAGTGATACCACACCAGCATCGGAAGGCTCAGATGAAGGGGACTTTTGAGGAAGCGGTTCTTTCTGACTTAGATGTACGTGACATTTCATATGAGTATGAACCAAGTAAGTTACCATACTTTGTGGAACGTCACTACATCCCTGACCTAGCAGTAGGTGATATGATAGTAGAACTGAAGGGGTACTTCAGGCAGGATAGCCAGCGTAAGATGAAGGCTATCAAAGCACAGTACCCTGACATGGACATACGCTTTGTATTCCAGAAGGCTAGTGCTACTATACAGGGAGCTAAGAAGAGGAAAGACGGAAGCAAGATGACATGTGCTGAGTGGGCAGACCGACAGGGTTTCCATTGGGCCGAAGGAACTATACCCAAGGAGTGGTTATGATGAACGAAGAAGAACGTAAGTTCAAGGCAGGTATTATACATGACCATATGGTAGCCCAATGGGATGACGAAGAGATAACCAAGCTTTGGTATTATACTATGGACTGCCTCGAAGATGAGCAAGAAGAGAAGGGTTTTTAAAGATGAGTATAATTGAAATCAGTGAAGAGTTAGTATCAGAGGTAGACATCAACGCTGAGATGACAGAGAAAGGTTTACTGTTATCTATCTACGTTGATGACCAAGAGTTCAATGCCGCCACAGATTGGCGTGACATTGGGCTTGAGATTGCAGGTGATACCCTCACCTATCCTAATCCTGTAGCCAAGGCTATCGCAAAGCAGATGCGTATCGTCTCTGACTACATACTAGGTGAGGTAGCCAGTGGAAGAGAGTGAGTTCATCAGGCATGAAGCCTGTTCTCACTGTGGTAGTAGTGATGCCAATGCTTTATATGCAAACGGTAATCACTACTGCTTCTCTTGCCAGACATTCACCAAGGGTGACAACGATGAAGGAGTGATTGCAGTGACAACACCAAGTAACACAGAGTTCTTACCCATTGAGGTGACAGCACTAGGTAAACGTAAACTAAATGAGAAGACTACTAAGCACTGGCAGTACGGACTGAGTACATACAAGGGTACGAAGGTACAGGTAGCCAACATGTATGACAGGTCAGGCACACTTAAGGCACAGAAGATACGCTTCCCCAATAAAGACTTCATGGTTATAGGGGACATCAAGAGTATCGGACTGTATGGTGAGAACCACTGCCGTGACAAGGGTAAGATGATTACCATTGTAGAGGGTGAGCTTGATGCACTATCACTTAGTCAATGCTTTGATAACAAGTGGCCTGTAGTATCCGTACCTCAGGGTGTGCAGTCAGCTAAGAAGGCAGTAGCTAAGTCATTGGAATGGTTGTGTAATTACGACTCAATCATTATCATGTTCGATAACGATGAGCATGGCGAGGNGGCAGCACTAGAGGTAGCTAACATGCTACCACCAAGCAAGGCTAAGATAGCCAAGCTTCCACTGAAGGATGCGTCTGATATGGTACAGGCTGGTAGACAGGCTGAACTAGTAGATGCAGTGTGGAGTGCCAAGACATTCAGACCTGATGGCATCATAGCAGGTACTGATGTATGGGAACTAGTCAGCACCAATGATGACAAGGACTCAGTACCCTACCCATACGCTGGACTACAGGAGAAGACTGGTGGCTGTCGTAAGGGTGAGGTCGTAACTATCACGGCTGGCTCTGGTATCGGTAAGTCACAGCTAACACGTGAGTTTGCTCACAGCTTTGTTAAGCAGGGTGAGACAGTAGGATACATAGCACTAGAGGAGAACGTAAAGCGTACTGCTCTTGGTCTGATGTCCTTGGAACTAAACAAACCACTACACTTAAGACAACATGACGTACCAGAAGAGGAATTAAAACATGCGTTTGATGCAACGGTTGGGTCGGGCAGGGTTTATATGTACGACCATTGGGGGTCTACTGACTCTGATAATCTGCTATCTAAGATACGGTATCTGGTTAGAGGGTGTGATTGTTCTTTTATTATCCTTGACCATATTAGCATTGTCGTATCTGGACTGGAAGGTGGAGACGAAAGACGATTGATTGATAACACTATGACTAGACTACGTGCCTTAGTCGAGGAGCTTAACTGTGGACTGATACTAGTGTCACACCTTAAGCGTCCATCAGGTGACAAGGGCCATGAGGATGGAGCGCAAACATCCCTCGCTCAACTGCGAGGTAGTGCTGCCATTGGTCAGCTTAGTGATATGGTCATAGGTCTTGAGCGTAACCAACAGGACAAGGAGAACTCTAACATCAGTGATGTCAGGGTGTTAAAGAACAGATGGTCAGGGGATACGGGCATAGCCTGTCACTTGGCCTACTCAGCAGAAACAGGAAGGATGACTGAGACTTATTGGGAAGATGAAGAAGAACAACAAATAGAATTTTAATCAGTGCGGAGACACGATATGAAATATGCATGGGATATTGAGGCAGACCACCTACTGGATGAAGTAAGTAAGGTATGGTGTAATGTCTTTAGAAACTTAGACACGGATGAGGTATACACCTTTGACCTAACACAGACACAAGAGGCACTACAGTTTATTGATAACAACGTGACCCTACTAGTAGGACACAACATCATAGACTATGACTTACGTGTGCTGAAGAAACTATATAACTATACCTACACTGGTGAGTTATTAGATACGTTAGTATACTCTAGGACTATCTGGCCTGACATTAAAGAGATTGACTTCAAGCTACACAAGGCGGGTGGCATACCACAGAAGATGATTGGTAGTCACTCACTCAAAGCTTGGGGCTATAGACTAGGAGAATTAAAAGGTGATTTCAATAACGGTGTTGAGAGCTTCGCAGTATATTCCGATGAGATGCTCGCCTACTGTGAGCAGGACACAGCAGTTACTGCTAAACTTTATCACAAAATCATGGAGAAAAATTTCAGTCAAGAGGCACTAGACCTTGAGGTTGAGATACATACTCTACTAATACAGCAACAGGAACACGGCTTTACCTTTGACACAGACAAGGCAGTGGTACTGTGGAACAAGTTAGCTACACGTAGGTCAGAGATTGAAGAGGAGTTAGTCAACACCTTTGAGCCTACTATCATTGAGCTAAAGACTAAGACCAAGACTATCCCATTCAACCCTGCATCACGACAGCAGATTGCTGACCGCTTGATGAAGAGAGGATGGAAGCCTAAGGTATTCACTGACAACGGTGAGCCTAAGGTAGATGACAGTGTACTATCTGGTATTGATATGCCTGAGGCTAAACTGTTGTGCGAATACTTAATGCTAAACAAACGAGTGGGTCAGCTTGCAACAGGTAAGCAAGCATGGCTTAAGATGGAGAGGGAAGGTAAGCTACATGGTAGGGTTAATCACATGGGGGCTGTCACTTCTCGTTGCACACATAGCAATCCGAACATGGCCCAAGTTCCTAGCATTGGTGCTGAGTATGGTAAAGAGTGTCGGGAGTTATTTACTACCCCGAAGGGATACTCACTACTAGGTGCTGATGCTTCTGGCCTAGAGCTACGTTGCCTTGCTCACTACATGGCAGCCTATGACGATGGTGCATACGCTGACGTTGTACTGAACGGTGACATTCATACAGCTAACCAAGAAGCGGCAGGTCTTGAATCACGTAACCAAGCTAAGACATTCATCTATGGATTTCTTTACGGCAGTGGTGATGAGAAGACAGGCAAGATTATTGGTAAGGGTGCGAAGGAAGGTAAGGCAATCAAGACTAAGTTCTTGAAGAAACTACCAGCACTTAAGTACCTTAAGGATGCAGTAGCTACAGCGGCAGACAGCAGGGGTTGGGTCAGAGGATTGGATGGACGTATCATTCCTATCCGACACAGCCATGCCGCACTTAACACTCTACTACAGAGTGCAGGTGCTATCGTTTGTAAGACATGGTACGTGTACATAGCACGTGCCTTGAAGGAAGCTAAGTTAGACGCACAGATTGTAGCGTTCATTCATGATGAAGTACAGGTATCAGTAAAGGAAGGTCAAGAAGATGAAGCAGGGCGAATTATTCAAGGATGTATGCGAGATGTCGAACAACACTTCAAGTTCAGATGTAGACTCGACAGTGAATACAAGTACGGAAAGCATTGGGCAGACACACACTAATTGTTACGAATGTAATACAGAACTAAACTTAGATAACTGGATGCCATCCTTTGCCAAACGAAATCAAAGAATATGTAATACTTGTTACAAGGATAAGTTTAACACTAAGAATAGTAGGGAAACTAATCCATTACAGATGTATGTAAATGGTAAGTATATATCTCGTAAACACCCTCTCTATAAAGCAGGACATTACAAGACATGGGATGATGTACATAGTCATGGCGTACTAGATACAGTTAAAGAGGGTGAGGTATATATCATTACTAATCCCGCTTGGCCTGAGTGGGTAAAGATTGGTATGGCTATTGATGCAAAGGATAGATGCAAGGGCTACCAAACTAGTAGTCCAATGCGTGACTACATACTTATGTACTCTGTCTATACTAAGGACAGACGTAAGACAGAAGCACAGGCACACAGGTCGGCTGAAGTAATAGCAGACCGTAGGGGTGAGTGGTTTAAGATGTCAGTAGGCGAAGCAAAGGAGTGCATCCAACATGGACTTTGATTTCTTTTTCAAGATGGTATGTACCATCAGCTTTGCTGGTGTAACTCTAGTACTCTGCATCAAGTGGATAGTAGAGGCATACCTTGACTACCTTCAAGTTACTACAGGCATTAAGGTACTAACCCTTACAGCCATGAAGGATATGCAACAGGAAGAACAGGAGATAGATGATGACCCTACTGCTTATTGATGGAGACATCGTAGCTTACAAGGCAGCTACTATCGCAGAGAAACCTATTGATTGGGGTGATGGACTGTGGACACTACATGCCTTTGAGTCTGAGGTAGAGGCAAGGATTGAGGAACAGATAGCTCACCTAATGGAAGCACCTGTTCAGGATTGTATCATCACCCTGTCTGACAAGGAGAACTTCCGTAAGGATGTGGCACCATATTACAAGCTTAATCGTAAGACTGTACGTAAGCCTATGCTACTACCTTGGGCTAGGGAATACATGACTAAGAAGTATAACACTATAATGTACAGGAGGTTAGAAGCTGATGATGTCTTGGGGATACTTGGTACTAAGAATCCAGATACTATTATTTGGTCTGCGGATAAAGACCTACTTACTATTCCAGCGAAGCACTGGATTGATGGTAAGGTTGTTGAGATTAGTAAAGAAGAAGCTGACTATAACTTCTACTATCAAACTCTTATCGGAGATAGTACAGACAACTACAAGGGTTGTCCTTCCATCGGGCCTAAGACTGCTCACAAAATTCTGGAAGGGTCTTATCACTCTGGTGACGGATGGGACAAAGTTGTTAGTGCGTTTGTTTCTAAAGGCTTATCAGAAAAAGTAGCACTAGAGAACGCAAGGCTTGCACGTATCCTACGTGACGGTGAGTACAACACAGAGACAGGAGAAGTATACTTATGGCAGAGCAACTAAGGCATGAGGAATACATGAAGCAGAAACTAGCAGAGATTAACGAGGCTAGTATACGTATCTGTGACAAGATAGATATGGTCAACAGTCCTGCTCACTATGCAGATAGTAACATCGAAACCATTGACTACATCGTGGATGTACTAGGTGAGTACGAAGCTATCAGCTACTGTCAGGGTAACGTGATAAAGTATACAGGCTCACGCCTGATGAAGAAGGGCAATCCTATACAGGATGCAAAGAAAGCCATCTGGTATCTTAACAAGATGGTAGAACTATTAGAGAAAACTAAGGGAGTAAACTGGTAATGGATGAAGTAACTTTTCGTGTAGACAGATGGGATGATGACGGTAATTATTTAGGAAGTACTGAGCAGAAGTTCATGACTGAGGGTTATCTAGTAGACATGAACCAGAACTACCTAGACTTCCTGAGGGGTATGTCCTTTGGTTATGTAGATGATGTAATAGCTATTAAGAATGATGGTGTCGAGGTGGGTACAGAATGAAGGTAGACTTGATTGAACACATGGGTACTGACTTAACAGTGGTTAATGCTGCACGTGTATCATACAACAAGGAAGTCAAAGGTGCCTTACAGGATGGAGATAAGAAGCTCATCAAGTATCTAGCCAAGCACAACCACTGGTCCCCTTTTGCTCACTGCTTCTTACAGTTCCGTATCAAAGCACCAGTGTTTGTAGCTAGACAATTAGTCAAGCATCAGGTAGGCTTGTCGTGGAATGAAGTGTCACGTAGATATGTAAGTAGTGACCCTGAGTTCTACATACCTGATACATGGAGAGGTAAACCAGAGGATAGTAAACAGGGTAGCACAGGCGAGGCTGAGTCTCAGTACTTCCCTACTACATACCTAAAGGATGTAAGTGACCTAGCCCTACAAAGTTATCAGAAGATGATACAGCAGGGGGTAGCACCAGAGATGGCACGTATGATACTACCTCAGAACATGTACACTGAGTGGTACTGGTCAGGTAGTCTCATGGCATTTGCACGTGTGTGTGAACAACGGTGTACTTCTGATACACAGCATGAAACTATGTTAGTAGCTGAACAGATAAACATACATGGCTATGAAACATTTCCCCATAGTTGGGAAGCAATAAGGGATAACTAAGATGAACTTCAGTGAGTACCAGAAGAGAGCTAATGCTACTGCAATATACGATAGTAAGTTTAACATCCTCTACCCTACCCTTGGCCTAGCAGGTGAAGCAGGTGAGGTAGCAGATAAAGTAAAGAAGATTATCCGTGATAACAAGAGTATCGTGGATGAGAAGGAAGACGTAGCTAAAGAGCTAGGAGATGTACTATGGTACTTAGCCGCAGTAGCACGTGACATAGGTTATAGCCTAGAGGTTATAGCTGAGATGAACATAGAGAAACTAGAGAGCCGCAAGGAACGTGGCGTACTACAAGGGAGTGGAGACAACCGATGATTAGTAATCAATTACCAACAGACTACCAGACTTTCATTGCTACCAGTCGGTACGCACGATGGCTTGAGGAAGAGAACAGACGAGAGACTTGGGGTGAAACAGTACAGCGATACATCAACTACATTGCAAAGACTGGTCTACCTAAGGAAGAGCTAGATGAACTAGAGGAAGCTATCCTCAACTTAGAAGTCATGCCATCTATGAGAGCATTGATGACTGCTGGTCCTGCCGCTGACCGTGACAACACTTGCATCTACAACTGTTCATACCTACCAGTGGATGACATGAGAGCCTTTGATGAGGCTATGTTCATCCTGCTGTGTGGCACAGGCGTAGGCTTTAGTGTTGAGCGTCAGTCGATTGCTAACCTACCTACTATCCCACCTCAGTTCGATACTACATCTGAGAAGATTATAGTAGAAGATAGTAAAGAAGGTTGGGCTGGTGCGTTACGTGATTTAATTCATCAGTTATTCATGGGCATCATACCTCAGTGGGACTTGTCAGGTATTCGTCCAGCAGGTGCAAGGCTTAAGACCTTCGGCGGTAGAGCCTCAGGACCAGAGCCATTGAATGACCTGTTCAAATTTGTTACAGAAAAATTCAAGGGTGCATCAGGACGTAAGCTAACAAGTATTGAGTGTCACGACATCATGTGTAAGATTGGTGAGGTTGTTGTAGTAGGCGGTGTACGTAGGTCAGCTATGATTAGCCTATCTAACCTGAGTGATGGACGCATGGCACACGCTAAGTCAGGTAGCTGGTGGGAGAACGAGGGTCAGCGTGCGTTGGCTAATAACTCTGTAGCCTATACAGATAAGCCAGACATGGAAGGGTTCATGCGTGAGTGGTTAGCTCTAGTAGAATCTAAGTCAGGTGAGCGTGGTATCTTCTCACGTATTGCAGCAGACAAGCACGTAGAGAATAACGGACGCAGAGAGACAGGACATGAGTGGGGTACTAACCCTTGCTCTGAAATTATCCTACGTCCCTACCAGTTCTGTAACCTGACTGAGGTAGTTGTACGTGAGGTAGATGACCTTAAGAGTCTTAAGCGTAAGGTACGATTAGCTACTATCCTTGGTACTGCACAGTCTACCTTCACTAAGATGCCTTACCTTCGTAAGATATGGCATGATAATACAGCCGAAGAGAGACTACTTGGTGTATCGCTGACAGGTATCATGGACAATCTACTACTGTCTAAGAATGTAGATAGCAAGCGTTGGTTGTCTGAGATGAAACAGGTAGCTATTGATACTAACTTTGAGTATGCTAATAAGATGGGCATCCCTGTATCTGCCGCTATCACATGTGTCAAACCTTCTGGTACTGTTAGTCAATTAGTTGACAGTGCATCAGGTATCCACGCACGACATAGCCAGTACTACATTCGTACTGTACGTGGTGATAACAAAGACCCACTGACACAGTTCATGAAGGATAGTGGTATCCCTGCTGAAGCATGTGTAATGAAGCCTGATAGCACTACAGTGTTCAGCTTTCCTACTAAGTCACCTACTGGTGCAGTCACACGTAATGATATGACAGCACTAGAACAGCTAGAGTTATGGAAGACATACGCTCTAGTCTGGTGTGAGCATAAGCCTTCTGTTACTATCACAGTACGTGATGATGAGTGGATGGCGGTAGGTGCATGGGTCTATGAGAACTTTGACATCTGCTCTGGTATCTCATTCCTACCACACAGTGACCACACATATGCACAAGCACCATATCAGGATATAGATAGGGAAACATATGAGACACTCAAGGAACAGATGCCTAGCACGATTGATTGGACAGCACTGTCTCTCTATGAGAAGGAAGATACAACAACTGGCGGTCAGACTCTGGCGTGTACTGCTGGTGCATGTGAGTTAGTAGACATCTAAAGTTACAACATTAGCGAAAGTTAGCATAATGAAGTTATTAGGTAACGACTTTAATATAACGGATGGGTTAATTAACCATCTTAACATACTGTATCCTAACAAACTTCCACACACACAAGTTACTCCTGAGGAACTAGGTTTCCTTAGGGGTCAACAGTCTGTGATAGAGAAGCTTGTTGAATTACAAAACCAAGATTATGAGGAATATTGATATGGGTGGTTTAATGGGTGGTCGCAGTCCTGCACCACTACCAACACCTGCTCGTCCAGTGACAGCAGTAACAAAGACACCTGACATTGAGCTAGATGATACTGAACTAGCGTCAGATACTATTAGTAAGAAGCGTAAAGGTAAACGTGCGCTTAGACAAGACATCATACAAGATACTGCAACGCAAGTAGCTAGTGCAGGTTCGGGGTTACAAATCCCTAAGGGAGTGTAACATGGGTGGTTCACGTAGAAGAAGTGCCCCGCCACCTCCACCACAGCCAGTAACATCTGCACCTAAGGCTAGTAGCATGGAAGATAATGCTATGCAATTAGAGGCAGATACTACAGGAAGTGGTACACTAGCTCGTAAGCGTAAAGGTAAGAGAGCCTTAGTAGGTGAGAATGCTGCCGCCCAAGTAGGTGGTGAAGGCATGTCTGGATTAAACATTCCAAAGGGATAAGTAAATGGAATATGAAGAAGTAGGTACAGTAGCTAAACGCTACCACCAGCTTGAGAGTGAACGTGATACGTTCCTTGAAAGAGGCCGTGAGGCAGCAAAGCTAACCATTCCTACTCTCATGCCAGAGGAAGGCCATAGTAGTTCATCTACTTATGCCACACCTTATCAAGGCATTGGAGCAAGGGGTGTAAACAACCTCGCATCAAAGTTACTTCTTGCTCTGCTACCCCCTAACAGTCCGTTCTTCCGTCTAACCATTGATGACTTTGACCTGCAATCTATAGCAGGTGATGCACGTGGTCAGGTAGAAGAAGGACTTGCTCGTATTGAACGGGCAGCAATGCAAGAAATTGAAGGTAAGTCTATACGTGTCCCTACATTTGAGGCACTAAAACTACTTATCGTTACTGGCAATGCTCTAGTATACATGCCTAAAGAGGGTGGTATGAAGGTCTTCAGACCTGACCGCTACTGTACTAAGCGTGATACTATGGGTAACATACTAGAAATTATTACTAAGGAAACTGTGTCACCACTGATGCTACCAGATGCAGTGAAGGAAATCATTCCCCCTTCTGATACACCAGTTAAGAACTATGACCTATATACCTGTGTTAAGACCACTGAGAAGGGGTACTCTGTACACCAAGAGGTAGCAGGTATTGAAGTTCCTAGTTCACGTGGAACATTTAAGAAGGACCAGAACCCATTCATTCCATTACGCTTTATCCGCATTGACGGTGAAGACTATGGGCGTGGTTTCATCGAAGAATACCTTGGAGACTTACGTAGTCTTGAGGCACTGACACAGGCCATCGTGCAGGGTAGTGCCGCTTCATCTAAGGTTCTATTCTTGGTACGTCCTAATGGCAACACTAAGTCAGCTTCACTAGCTAAAGCAGCTAATGGTGCCTTCCTGAGTGGTGACGCTAACGATGTATCTACACTACAGGTACAGAAATCAGCAGACTTCCGTGTAGCCCTTGAGACTATGCGGATGATTAACGATAGACTAGCCGCCGCCTTCCTACTTAACAGTAGTGTACAACGGTCAGCGGAACGTGTAACAGCAGAAGAAGTACGCTTCATGGCACAGGAACTAGAGACATCACTAGGTGGTGTATACTCTATTCTGTCTCAGGAGTTCCAGCTTCCTCTGATTAACCTACTACTTGAGTCTCTTACTAAGCAGGGTAAGATGCCTCGTATGCCTAAGGATAGTGTACAGCCTACAGTTGTCACGGGTATTGAGGCATTAGGTAGAGGTCAAGACCTAAACAAACTCGCTACATTCTTACAATACCTACAGCCACTTGGCCCTGAGGTTATTGCTAGTGAGATGAACTTAGGTGATTACATTGACAGACTAGCCGCATCACTAGGCATTGATACTTCTGGCCTGATTAAATCAGCAGAGCAGAAGCAACAAGAACAGATGATGCAACAACAAATGCAACAACAACAAATGTTAGAACAAACAGCTATGGGTATGGCACAGGGTGCCGCACCACAATTAGCTAAAGGCGCAGTAGAAGCGGAGTAAGAATGGTAGACACAGTTAATACTTATCAAGAACCTGAGGCTGAGAATCCAGAGCATGTTAAAGAAATGCTTGAGAAGGTAGAGGGTAATCAAACAGACCCTGACCGTCCTGATTGGTTGCCTGAGAAATTTAAGAGTCCTGAGGATATGGCTAAAGCTTACTCTGCATTAGAGGGTAAGCTAGGCCAGCCTAAGGAAGAAGTAGAAGAAGCACCTACTGAAGAAGCTGACGGTACAGAGACAGCATCTGAGGTGTCTGAGTTACTAGATAGTAAGGGACTAGACTTCAGCGTATTCGAGCAGGAATATGCAGCAAATGGTCAGCTATCTGAGGACGCTTACACTGCACTAGAAGAGGCAGGTTTCCCTAAGTCTATGGTAGACTCATGGGTAGCAGGGCAGGACGCTCTAGCCTCTCAGGTGACAGCAGAGATGCACTCCATCACAGGTGGTGCAGATGAATACAACAACATGGTACAATGGGCATCAGATTCTCTACCAGAAAACGAGATAGATGCCTTTAATGCAACAATGGAAACGCAAGACCCTAATATGATTAGGCTTGCTATCCAAGGTCTAAACGCACGTTATCGTTCTGAGGCAGAACCTACTCTATTACAGGGTGGCAATAGTTCTGTATCCACAGGCGGGAAGTTCGAGAGTAATGCGGAACTCACTGCTGCTATGAGTGACCCTAGATACGCTAAAGACCCTGCCTACAGGCAATCAGTAGCTGATAAGTTAGCTAAGTCTAGCCTGTTCTAACATTGTTGCATGGGTTGGGAGATTAAGTTCTCCCTTCCTTCTAAATACATGAATACACCACCGAAGTTACGTCATACGTGCAGAAGATTCGCTACCTTAGGACGTTATAGATACGGTCGCTACGGGCAGGTGTCAGGTCGAGGTAACAGGTAGTGCTGACCTCGCCCTTCTTATGTATTTAGAAGGAAGCTAACCCTTCCTAACACGAAGTAAACAAGACAAACGATTACCCCTGACCCCTTGCGAGGGACAATCTTGGAGAAAGGATGTAGTGTAATACAGAGTGTACTCAACTCAACTATTATACTCACTAAGGAGTAATTTAAAATGGCACAAGCTGCTTCAAATCCCGCCTATAGCGTAAGCTTTCAAGGCCAGAATAACAACACAGGTGACGTACGTGACCTCTTCCTTAAGCTTTATGCAGGTGAAGTTCTCACAGCATACGAAGAGAAGAAAGTCCTTATGGACAAAGTACGCACTCGCACAATCTCTAAAGGTAAGTCTGCCTCATTTCCAATGACAGGACGAGCCACTGCTGAATACCTGACCCCCGGAAACGAGATTACTGGTGGACAGATTCGTGCAGGTGAACGCATTGTAACTATTGATGACTTGCTCATCTCTAGCCAGTTCATTGCTAACATTGACGAAGCCATCAACCACTACGATGTTCGTTCAATCTACTCAAAAGAAGCTGGTATTGCACTAGCTAATGAAGCTGACCGTAACGTAGCACGTATGCTTGTTAAGGCTGCCTTGTCAACTAACGCGACAGCCGCCGCTGGTCTTATCCAAGACTACAAAGGTTTCTCTGAAGAAGACTTCACTGGTAACGTCACTGTTGGTGCAGCTACTGCTGACCTACTTGACCCTGCTAAGATTGCTAAAGCTATCTTTGATGCCAAGAAGACAATGGACATTGCTAATGTTCCTTCAGAAAATGCAGTCGTAGTTCTTCCACCAGAGCAGTACTATGCACTGATGGATGTAACAGATGGTTCAAAGCTGACATACATGAACTCAGACTTTGGTGGTAACGGTTCTGTTGCCTCAGGTATGGTTCCAGCTATTGCAGGTATTCCTGTAATCATGTCAAACCATGCTAACGTGTCTAACCTGTACACTAACTTCACCACAGGTGATGCTGCTGAAGGTAAGACATCAGACAACGCACCACTAGCTAACACTGCTGGTTCTGGACGCGCAACACACTATGACCTGCCAACAGCCGCTGTTGATGGTCGTGACATGGTTGCAGAAGCCTCACTAATTAAGGGCTTTGTCTTTACACCTGAGTCAGTTGCTACTGTTAAGTTGCTTGACCTTGGCATGGAGTCTGAGTATCAGATTAACCGTCAGGGTACACTCATGGTTGCTAAGTACGCAATGGGCCACAACGTCCTACGTCCTGCATCATGTATCGCATTGCTTGACGCAGACGCTTAAATATCTAGGGGGTAGCTTAACGGCTACTCCCTTTTTACTTTGGAGTAAGTGATGAGTATTACACACGCAGGAGAAACCTTTAGAGGTTTAAGGATACCTAAGAGTTCGCCCAAGGGTACTAAGTCCCACGCTGTCCTAGTAGGTACTAAGGAAAGTCCTAAGATAATTAGGTTCGGTGAGAAGGGTGCTAAGACTAATCAATCAGCAAAGCAACGTAAAGCGTTTAAAGATAGACACGCTAAGAACATAGCCAGAGGTCCGTCTAGTGCGGCATATTGGGCCAACAAGGTTAAGTGGAAAGCATAAAGGTAAATGGTATGGCAGGAACAACACAATTAGATGCAGTCAACACGATGCTTTCTGCCATTGGCGAAGCACCAGTAAGTAGTCTATCCTCAGGTTTGATTGAGGCAGAGATTGCAGAGACTATTCTTAACACAGTAGACAGAGAAGTACAGTCAACAGGCTGGCACTTTAACACAGAATTAAATAAGACATTCGCTCAAGACACAGCAGGTGAGATTATCCTACCAGCTAACATCCTTAGAGCAGATGCAACACTAGCCGCTGAGAGTCCTAACTTGGTCCAGCGTGGCTTAAAGATGTATGACAGAACTAACCACACCTTTAACATAGGTGCTTCTACACAGTTAGATGTAACAGTACAACTAGACTTTGGTGATTTACCTGAGGTAGCAAAGCGTTACACTATTCTACGTTCTACCCGTATCTTCCAAGACCGTGTAGTAGGTTCTAATACATTACATGATTTTCAATTAAGAGATGAGGCACTTGCACTTGCAGAGCTTAAAGAGTTTGACAAGGCAGCAGATGACCACAACATCTTTGACAACTATGACACATATTCTATTATTGATAGGCAGGGACGGAGAACACTCTAATGGCACTCATCAGTCAATCTATTCCTAATCTTATTAACGGTGTATCACAACAGCCACCCTCTCTGCGTCTAAACACACAGGCAGAGCTACAGGAGAATGGATTGTCTAGTGTGGTGTCAGGACTATCTAAGCGTCCTAGTACAACCCATGTAGCTGACTTAGGTGTTATTAGTAACCTAGACAAAGCCTTTGTTCACACTATCCGCAGAGATGAGAACGAGTTCTACTCTATGGTAGTAGATACTGCGGGTACTATTAAGGTCTTTGACAAGGATGGCGTATCTAAGACTGTAACTAATAATGCAGCAAGCTACCTATCAGGACTAACAGACCCTAGCCAAGAGCTATCTGCTGTATCTATTGCTGATTCTACATTCATTGTAAATAAGAATACTATAATAGCTAAAGGCACAGCAACATCCTCTAGCCGTAATCCAGAGGCTTTAGTATATGTCAAACAGGCTGACTACTCTGCTACCTATAGACTGGTATTAACCAAGGGTGGAAGCACAAGTACAGTAGAGTTTGCTACTAAGTCATCTACACAGTCATCTACGGCTGAGACACAGAACGCAGAGCGTGGTGCGTCAACTGATTTGATTGCAGAAAACTTAGCTACATTCTCAGGCACTAGTGTAAGTACAACCTACTACCAGAACATTACTAACGGTTCGGCTGTAACAGGTTTAACCGTCACACTATACGGCTCAGTACTACACATTCAGTCTTCAGATGCTACAGATTTCCAAGTAGAAGTAGGTGACTCACACGGTGGGGACCACTTGCTAGTATTCAAGGATGAGACAGCAGACTTCAAGAAGCTACCTGTAGAGGGACCAGCTAACTTTAGCATTAAAGTGTCGGGTGATAACCAGAAGGCACAGGATGATTACTACGTTACTTTCACTGACGAGAGTGTGTGGAAAGAATCACTAGAACCTTCAGCACTTACACAGCTAGACGCATCTACTATGCCTCACAAGTTATTAAAGCTTTCTAATGGTAACTTTCAGTTTGACCCTACAACCTACAAGGACAGAAAAGTAGGGGATGATGATACTAATCCCTTCCCATCCTTCATTGGCTACCCTCTAGCTGACATCTTCTTCCATAGAAATAGACTAGGTGTATTGGCAGATGAGAATGTAATCTTCTCTCGTGCTGGTGAGTTTGAGGAGTTTGACTTCTTCCGTAAGTCTGTACTAACTATTGTAGATAGTGACCCCATTGATGTGGCAGTGTCCTCTAACAAGGTTAGTATACTTAAACACGCTATACCCTTTAACGACAGTCTACTCCTCTTCTCAGACCTTACACAGTTTAAGCTTACTGCTGACCCTGTGCTTACACCTGAGACAGTCAACATCTCTAACACTACAGAGTTTGAGGCCAGTCTCAGAGCCAAGCCAGCACAAGCAGGTAAGTATGTATACTTCGCATCTAAGCGTGGCGCATGGTCTGGTATGTGGGAATACTTTGTAGACACTGACACTGATACTAACGATGCTACAGAGATTACAGCACATGTTCCTGAGTATTTAGATGGTGAAGTAAAGAACATCCAAGCCTCGTCTAATGAGGATATGCTTATCGCACAGACAACTAATGACCCTACAGCCCTTTACGTGTATAGATACTACTGGCAGGGCAGAGAGAAGCTACAGGCTTCATGGTCACGCTGGACGTTTGGTGGAGATGTTATAGGTTATTCCTTTAACAGGGCTGATATTACAATCCTAGTTAAGAGAGGTAGTAACTTATTTCTTGAACGTATTAACCTATCCGTAGACACAGCTACCACCTACACTACTGGTGCCTTCTCTATCCACTTAGATAGACGAGTGACGTTAGAGACAGGTGGTACTACTACACTACCATACACTGACTCCTCTGCTATCTACATAGACCAGACAGGCGGTATCATACCCTTGTCGGCTGTAGCAGGTAAGCTGTCAGATAGTCAGGTAGTCTTTGCGGGTGTTCCATTTACCTTTAAGTATACGTTCTCTGAGCCTGTAGTTAAGGACCAGAACAAACCTATTACTACTGGACACTTACAACTTAGAAACTATGCAGTAGTGTACAACAACACAGGCTTCTTTGAAGTAGACGTAGCCCCTCTAAGAAGGGACGTATACACTAGAAGCTTCACAGGACGTATCGTTGGCGGTGCTAACAACATCCTTAACCAAGCCGCTGTGGACTCTGGTACTTACCGCTTTGGTGTACTAGGTAAGTCCACTAGCACAACTGTAACTCTTAAAAGTAGTAGCCATCTACCCTGCACATTCCAATCAGCAGAGTGGGAAGGCTTCTTCGTTCTACGTTCAAGGAGAATGTAATGCAAGGCTATGTGAGAAAAAGTACACAAGAAGATGTAGACTATCTGGTAGATAACTTAAGACCAGAAGATGCACAAGAGGTACAGGCATCACATGGTAGTACAAGAGAAGCGTTACAGATGGGGTTTGATGACTCAGATGAGTGTTGGACTATTATAGTAACAGACACAGAAGAGATAGCAGGTATCTATGGAGTATCTAGGTATGATGAAATGACAGGTATACCTTGGTTACTAACAACACCTGCTATCACTAAAGTGTGGCGACCCTTCCTACGTGGTTCACGTGAGTGGGTAAAAGAAATTAATAACAGGTACCCCCTGTTGACTAACGCAGTGGATGCAGACTACACACTAGCTATTAACTGGCTACGCTTTGTCGGCTTCACATTCATAAAGAAATATGATACGTGGGGTGTAGGAAACAAACCCTTCTTAGAATTTGTGAGGATACGATAATGGACCCGATGACCATGATGAGTATCGGTCAATCTGTAATGGGCTTTATGGCACAGAAACGCCAAGCAGCTGCGGATGAGGCACGATACCAACAGAATAGAATAGCGGCAACAACCGCACGTGATTTAAAGATACAGAGTCTTAATCGTAGAGCTATTCAAGAAGCTGAGAGTATTACAGGGCAGAAGATTGACCTAGCTATTAAGGCACTTGAGACAAGAGAATCACAGGTAGTAGCCGCAGGTGAGGCTGGTGTAACTGGTCAAACAGTAAAGCTTCAGCAGGACAAGACTGAAGCTCGTAAGCTTCGTGGTGATATGATTTACAATGCCCAAATAGGCGGCATACTTCAGCAGATAGAAGATGAAAAAGCAGGTGCAGATGCACAGGCAATGAGTCGTATAAACTCTATGGCTAGGGGGCAAGAGCCTAGTATGATGGGTGCTGTTCTTGGAGCCGCTTCTAGTGCTTACTCTACTGAATTACAGATAGCAGGTAGAGGTGAGGGTAGTTTCTTAGAGGGCATAGGACTAGGCGGTGCGCCTATCGGTGGTGCTGACCCTAAGAGTAAGACTAACTTTATCATTAGACAAGCTACGCCAGAGATGATGCCTACTTGGTAATATAGAAAGTAATAGGAAAAGACATGGCAGAACAACGAGTACAAGTTAGGGAGTTAGCTCTTCCTCAGGGTGTAAGTCCTACAGCAAGTCCAGTTGAGACTTACGTAGCTCCCGCTGAAATTCAAACACAACCTAGCCAATTAGAAGAATTTGTTTCTGCTCTAGCCCCTGCTTTCAAAGCTAATGCAGAGCTTACACGTGTTGAACGTCTAAGAGATGAACAAGAAATTAGAAATAATACTAGAGCTAACCAGTTAAACCAGATGGATAAAGCTGCTCTAAATCTTGGTGGTATGATGAGCCAAGATTACGTAGCTAATAAAGAAACACTATTAAATAATAAGGTGCCAGAAGCAGAGTTTCGTGAACATTACGAAAAGTTTATAGATAACTGGTATACTGGTTTAGGTGATATTAGTCCTGTTGTTAAAGACAGAGGCTTAAGACAAGCACGTATGAACTTGGAAGAACTTGTAATAAAGTCATACAGACCTGACTTAGCTACGAGAGCAGACCAAGATTTAGATGAGAGTTTCTTTGGCTCACTAACAACCCTATCAGGGGTACTAGCACCAGACCAAGTTACTGTAGATGAGGTAGGTCGTCAACTTGATAGTACCATAGCCGCTAACCCTAAGGGTGATTTAAAGGCTACTCGTCAGTATTGGAATGACAAACTTGTAGACTACGCAGTGGAACAAGCTAAGTCTAATCCCTTTGACCCTGTTATTCAGTTTACCATGAATAAGATTTTAAAGTCTGGTAGATATGTTGAGCAACGTGTGGCTATTGAGAAAGCACAAGCAGTAACTACTTCTAGTACTAACAAAGTTGCTAAAGATAAAGCTGTAGCTGTCCATATTGACGCTGTTACAGAAACAGTTTTGCAAGGGACAGCCGCTGCTGTTAATCTAGAAACTCCTACTACCTTACAAACAGAAGATGGCACTTTAGTAGAGCATAAAGTAACTGCAACTGAGATAGCTACAGTCTTAAACGAAAAGACTATGCTTGAGTTAATACAACATGACAAGCAGAGAGTAGAAATAGAAGAAAGTACTATACTATCTGATGTAGAAAAAGAAGATGCTCTAGCTGTACACGCTCAAAAGAAAGCTCTACTAAAACGTGAACATTTTGCAGCTTACGCTACTATTGGTAAAGTACCGCCAGAGTATATAACAGCCCGAAGAGATGCTACTGCATCCTTCTTTGCAGACTTAACTAACCCTGAGGCTGTTGGTAGAGCAGAACTAGCTTTTACAAAACTAGAGGAACTTGAGTCATACTTTGGCGAACAGGGTACCTCTAAAATCTTTGCAGGTGACAAGCAACTAGGACAGGCTTATGAAGTTATTAAGTCAGCACTAGAAGCCAATGTATCTTTTAAAGATGCTGTAGACATGGCGCAGAAGTTTGACAAGGAAGGACTACCTGAGTTTACCCTCACTGATGTCGAGTTATCAGAGCTAATTGACCCTAGTATGTTTACATTTACTAATTTAGATGAGGTAGCTAACATGGGTGTTATGACAGCAGATGTCATCAACTTAGCTACTATTAAGATGGGTACTAGTAACGGATTGGTTACAAAAGAAGAAGCTATTGCCTATGCTGTGGAGCAAGTAAAGAAAGATTACCAAACACTACAACAACCTGATGGTACTTATATAGCAATCAAGGCAGAAAACTTTGCCCACACTGAGCGTAGTGTAAACGGGGCTGAAAGAGCCTTAGGGGTAGCTATGAATAATCCAGAGTTTGTTATAGCTATCCAAGAGAAGTTTGGTATCCAGCCTAAGTCTTCCCTACAGCTTACTACAGGTCTGCTAGGTTCTGGTAGACCTTTGTTTGCAGACACTAAGGGCTTTACACTTAACGTCTCTAACAGCTTAAACAATTCTAATCAGTTAGATATATATGCTGTGGAAACTGACAGTGACGGTAAGATGATGCCTACTGGCTTTAGACATTTAATTGGTAACATTGACATGACTACTATTGATAAACAGACTAGGTATAAGTTTATTGATGATACGATGGGTAACTATCAGCAAACTGTAGCTCCTCTTACAGCCTCTACTCCTGAGTCTGAGTTAGGTCTTAGTTCTTTAGACATGGATGAGGAAGTATTAGACTTTACTCCTACAACCAGTAAGAGTTTTGCTGAGATGTCTAGTGTTGATGAGTTTCTAGCAACACCTGTGATGCAGGATATAGCAAAGGGTTTTTCTTTAGATAACGAAATACTACAAGCAGGTTTAGACCTTAACAACGATGCAGCAAATTATATCATGGACACAGCCTCTAATGTTGTTGATACTGTGACAGACTTCTTTACAGACGATACAGCAGAAGCTTCTGAGATAGTACCTAGTGAAACATCAGTAGTACCTAGTAGTGAAGTATCACAGAGAACTTTTACTGACAGCACTGTAGACACTACTAGTATTGTAGGTGACACAGTAGCAGACAAAGCTGCTAACCTTATTCAGGTACAGGAAGACTTCAAAGCTAACCCATATCCAGATGGTAAGAACAAATCTGTAGGTTATGGTTTCTATCTACCATCACTAGAAGCTGATGAGAAGGCATTGATTAAAGATGTCAACAACATAACAGAGCCAGAAGCACAGGCTGTTATGAAGCTTAAGGTGTCAAAGATTACTGAGTTCATGCAGAATGAAATAGATAACTTTGATGGCCTACCAGAGAGTACACAGTTAGCTGTTACAAGTATGGCTTTCCAGTTGGGAAGACAGAACGTGAGAGATGATTGGCCTAAGTTTATGACTGCTATTAAGAAAGCGTCTGGCCTACCTACTGGTTCTACTGAGCAGTTAGAGGCTCTTGAAGAAGCTTCTACACATATGCTGTTTAACGTGAAGAATGGTAAACAAACTAAGACAGGTTGGCATAATCAAACACCTAACAGAGCTAATGAAATGGCTAGGTTTGTAAAAGGAACATAAGGGAAAACGAATGGCTGATGAAACTTTTGAGAAGACCATAGCAGACATGGGGTTTGGGGGCATGTCTCCCTCTCCTGTAAACGGTAGGTTTACGTCTGTTGAAATGGAGAAGGCTGCACAGAAAGCTAAGAAAGCTTCATCTGGATTTCTTAGTGGTTACGTCAATCAACAGTTTGCAGAAGGAACTACGGCTGCAACAGTAAGACTTTTCTCTGATGCTCCTGAGGATAACACACCCTTTAGTACTGACATTGCTAGAGAATTGACAGCAGGTTATACTGATACTAACCTTATTGAAAAGGTTATTGACGCAGGTGTAAACAAAGGAACAGGGGCTGCACGTAAAGTAGCACATGAAATAGGTGTGGTAGAAGAGTCACGTGCTAGAACAGCACAAGGTGATGGCTCCTACTTTACAGGTAGTATGGCGGGGTACGCTTTAGACCCTGTGGATACTAGTGCGGCTCTTGCTACTGCCGCCGCTGTGTCAGCTATGCAACCTCAGTTTGCTCCTGTTACTGGTACCGCTACCTTCTTAGGTGTTAAGGGTTATAGGTTTCTAAGTAAAGTAGCTCCTCAAGTAAAGTACTATATGGGTGCTACTGGTATTGGTGCCGCTGAACAGGCAGGTCTTGAGCTATTACGCGCACAGACTGTACACCAAGTTACTGGACGCGATGTTATGTTAGCGGCCTCTATAGGTGGTGCGATTAACTACGGTGTTAGTAAGTATGCAGTATACTCAGCTAAGAAACAACAAATACTACTTGCTTCTCAGAAGAAAGTTAATGGTGAAGAGCTTACTCCTCAGGATGAGGCTGTACTAAAGGCTGCTTCTGATGAAGTACTAGCTAATCACTTTATTGACCTAGCTCATCGTAATGATGACTTTGGTACAGGAACTGATGAAGCACTACAACAGACAGCAGGAAGTAGCACAGCGGGTGTAACTCGTAAAGATATTACTGAGATGACACAAGCAGAGATTGAGGCTACTCCTGCACAGCGTGGTAGGTTTGTAAAAGCCAGAGGTTTAGTGGCTTCTATAGCACCTATTATAAACTCTACAGATGGGCTTACACGTTGGTTAGGTAGAGGCTTGGCCTTAGATAGTCTAGGTGTTAAGGGTGGTAAAGGTGTAGTAGGTGGTAACGCACTAGAAACACGTGATATGATTATCACTACTACACAACTACCAAACGCTATAGAACTAGGTAAGCTTTATGAATCTGCGGCAAAGAAACTTAACCTTCGGGTAAGCCAAGTAGAAGAGTTAGTAGGGGATTATGGTCGTGTACCTGACCCTACTGCTATCGAAGAGATTAAGAAAATTGCTAAAATCTACGAGGTTGCTAAAGATAAAGTAGCGCAGATGGCTGTTGACGCTAACGCCGCTGGCTTTCTTCCTGAGATGATGGGTAACATTAAGAACTACTTACCTCGTAAAGTTAATAGAACTAACGTATCTGAGTTTAGATTAGGTACCAAGCAGACAGCGGCCAAGCTTCCTGACGTTGAAGGAGATATTAACCCTGCGTTTGTAGACCTAATGGAAGGTGCTATTCGTAGTGAACAGAAGGACATTGTTAGAACTGTAACAAAGTCTCTGAAGGACGCTGGTAAGAAGAACATTACTGCAAAGAAAGTAAATACCTTTATTAGAGCTATGGCCCGTGGATACGCTAAAGGTTTCTTAACTCCTTCTAGTAATGAGTTCCGTAAACTTGGCGATGGTATGGCTGATATGGATGATACTAAGGCAGCACTAAAGGCCGCAGGTATCGCTGACGAAGACGTTGATGTAATGTTAGACGTACTATCAAAGAACATACCAGTTAAGGGACACCCTCGTACTAAACATCGTATGCGTCTTGACGAAGGCTTTTCACTAGCTGTCAAGGGTTCAGATGGTGAAGTATTTACTTTAAAGATGTCGGACATTTTAGAACGTAATGCTAGAAGTCTACACGAAAGTTACTTGTTTCAAGTAGCAGGTGCAGTAGGACTAGCACAGAATGGTATTAATACTAATACACTTGGTTCTAACTTTGACACTCTTATGGGTAAGCTACCTACTGGTACTCCTGATGCTGATAATGCACGTAAGCAACTAGACTTTTTATATAAAAGTGTAACAGGTAAGTTAGCTTATGAGAGTGGTTTCTCAGCAGGTACTCAGAGAACACTAGCACGTGTACGTGAATACGGGTTTGTTGCTAACATGGGTATGTCAGGGATGTCTGCTATTATGGAGTTTACTAACGTAGTGTTTGAAAGTTCTTTTGAAACTCTACTTAAGACTGCTCCTCAGTTTAAGAATTTAATTCTTGATGCATCCACTGGAAAACTAAAGAACAAGGTAGCACATGAGATGATGGTAGCTACTGGCTCTGGTGGTGATGGTATGTTGGTTAAGGTTACATCACAACGTAACAGACTAGAGGGCGGTATTGCTGAAGGTGAGGACTTTATTGGTTCTGGTGAAGTAACTAGGTTAGATGAGATGTTAGGTAAGGCACGTATCTTTGTGTCTATGGCCTCAGGTCTTCAAGGTGTAACAGATATGTTACGAAGATTGTCTACCTATAACTTTGCAACAGAAGTAGCAATGAAAGCACAGAGAGGTGAAGTAGCCTTTTCAGCTATTAAGCGTGAACAGATGGGCATCACAGATGAAGTAGCTCTTGAGATTAATAATCAAATCAGGAAACACTCACAGTTTGTAGATGGTGATACGTTAGACTCTATCAATCTTAATGCATGGGATAATACACCAGCAGGTCAGGCAGCTAAGAATGTGTTCATTCGTGCCGCTAGGCGTGAGTCTCTACAATCTGTACAGGAAGTTAATAATGGTTCTGTTAGTTACTGGCTACGTAGTGAGGTAGGTAAGAGTTTATTTCAATTCTTATCATTCCCTATGGCTTCTCTAGAACAACAAGCAGGACGCTTTGCTGTACGTGCGGCTAATGGAGATGCTGTAGATGTTGCAAAGATTTTAACATCTGGTGCTGCATTAGGTACTCTTATGTATATTGCCCGTTCTCATATGAACTCTCTAGGTCGTAGTGACAGAGAGGAGTACATGAAAGAACGTATGAAGTTTGGTAATGTAATGTATGGCGCACTAGGTCAGATGGGTCCAAGCTCTATGTTCCATTGGGTTTACGAAGTATCTACAGGAGCTATGGATGGTTCTACTAAGGCTGTAACTCCTGCCGCTGCTGGAATGTTAGTAGGCACTCTATCAGGAGTTAAAGACCTTGCACAGGCTATAGCTGGTGATGATTTAACTGAATCAGAAATGCGTAGTATGTTGAGACTGTTACCCTTCTCCTCTCTCTACGGAGCTAGGCAACTATTAAACGCATCAGCTAGGATAGTAGACTAACCTAAAGTTACAACATTGACGAAACATAAGGATAAGTAATGGCTTTTTCATATCATAATTATACAGGGGATAACTCGACAACTACGTTTAGTATTCCCTTTACATACACAGACACTAGTGAAATTAGTGTAACAGTTGATGGTGTGGCTGAAACTGGCCTTACTTTTCCATCTTCTTCCGAAGTAACTCTGACCTCTGCACCTGCGTCTGGTACGCTAGTACAAGTCAGACGTACTACAACCCTCACATCACGTACAGTAGACTTTGCCTCAGGTTCAGTACTGACAGAGGAAGATTTAGATAACTCTAACATTCAGGTCTTCCATGCGGCTCAAGAGGCTGTAGACACAGCAGGTGATGCTATTACCCTTGGTGCTGATGACAAGTGGGATGCACAGAGTAAGGTTATTAAGAACGTAGCTGCTCCTGTAGCTAACACTGACGCTGTGAACAAGCAGTTCATCTCTACTAACCTACCTAACATCAGTACAGTGGCAGGTATTAACACAGAAGTAACAACAGTAGCAGGTATTGCTAGTGATGTGACTACTGTTGCAGGTATTAATGCTAATGTAACTACTGTTGCTACAAATGATACAAATGTTTCTTCTGTAGGTACTAACATAACTAACGTAAATAAGGTTGCCGCTATTGATGCTAATATAACTACTGTTGCCGCTATTGATGCTAATATAACTACTGTTGCAGGTGTTTCAACAGAAGTTACTTCAGTTGCAGGAGTCTCTTCTTTAATTACAGCAGACTTTGTGAGCGACTTAAATACTCTAGCAACAGCCCCTATTGTAACAGACTTAGATGCGCTTGCTGACTTATCTACAGAGATAGATGCATTAGGTGACATCACATCTGCAATTTCAGGTGTTAATAGTAACTCTTCTAATATTAATGCTGTTGCAAGCAACGAAACTAACATTAACTTAGTTGCCGCTGATATTGGCACTATAGCCACTAAAGCAAATGCTGGCGCAAACTCTGACATTACATCTTTATCTGGCCTTACTACAGCACTAAGCGTTGCTCAAGGTGGTACAGGTGCAACGTCTGCATCAGCGGCTCGTACTGCGTTAGACCTTGAAGTTGGTGTTGATGTTCAAGCATTTGATGCTGACATTGTTGCAAAGGATGTGACTAACGTATTCACCAAAGCACAAGTGCCAAGCACCTACACTGGCTCTGCTCTGACTCTAGACTTCGACACATATCAGAACTTCATAATTACATTAGCGGCTGGCTCTAACACGCTTGCGGCTCCATCCACTGAGGCTGGTAACGTAGGTCAGACAGGCACTATTATCTTTATCAACCCGTCATCAGGTGCGGCGGCAACATTGTCTTTGCATGGTGATTATGAATCTGTTGGCGGTGCTGGACTAACAATATCAGCGACTAACGATGCTTATGATGTCGTGCCTTACATTATTAAAGCAGACAACTCTATTTTGTTAGGCGCACCACAGTTAGGATTTGCATAATGGCTAATTTCTCAAATGATGTTTGGATGGCTAGTACAGCCGCTGGCTTCTATCCGCACAGCATAGACCAGAGCTTGCGCTTTGAGGATGGCGATAGTGCTTACCTATCTCGCACACCTTCATCTGCTGGAAACCGTAGAACGTGGACTTGGAGTGGCTGGGTAAAGCGTGGCAATTTAGGCGGAGACCAGTTGCTGTTTGACGCCTCGTCGGCTTCAGCAAATCAATGCAGAATATACATAAGAAATAATAATGACCTTCAAGTGGATGACTATAACGGTAGTTTTCAAATGAGACTAACCTTAAGCCCACAGCTTAGAGACGTTTCAAGTTTTTATCATTTTGTAGTTTCTGTGGATACAACGCAATCAACAAGCTCAAATAGAGCAAAAGTCTATATAAACGGCACCTTGCAAACCAGTTTTACAAATGAAGTATATCCATCACAAAATTATGAAACTAACTTTAATCAAGCAACCGCTCATTCAATAGGGCGAAGAACATATAACAATGATTTCTTCTTTGATGGCTACATGAGCGAAGTAAACTTCATTGACGGAACAGCGCTTGGGCCTGACAGCTTCGGGGAATTCAAAGACGGTATCTGGGTGCCGAAGGATGTCAGCGGCCTGACCTATGGCACTAACGGCTTCCACCTCGACTGGGCAGACAGCAGTGCTATCGGTAATGATGTTTCTGGAAATGACAATGACTTCGCTGTGTCTGGCCTTGTTGCCTCAGATGTTGTGCTAGACAGCCCGACGAATAACTTTGCTGTTTTGAACGCAGTCAATAAGCACACCGGCGCAACCCTTAGTGAAGGAAATTTGAAAGTTACGCACGACGTCGGTGGCGGCGACTGTCCAGCAACAATGGCTTTGCCATCGGAGGGCAAATGGTATTGGGAAGTTAAATGCACGAACAATGCGAAT